TTACGGATTGGTGTACAGCAATATGTAGCCGAGGGTGGTCCCGGCGGGGGTCTTCACTTTGATTACGCCGGCCCAGCCGGAAGGATTGTTTGCGGCGCCCAGTTCTGCGAGACGGTAGCCGTTGCCGGAGCCGCCAGCGAGGATGAGTTCGCCGTTGGCGGTGAGCTCGAGGAGGGTGCTGTCGGCAAGGTTGGAGGCGGGGCCGTGGATCTTGAGGGGTGAGGCGGAGGAGTCCGGCGCGGCGATGACGGCGGGGCCGGCGGCGAGGCCGGAGGCGATGTGCGGCGTTTGGGAGGCCCAGGTGCGGGCGTAGGCCTTCTGTGGGTCGCTGCCCTGCTGGAGACAGGCGCCCCAAAGGTGGATGTCGCCGGTGGTCCAGTCGTCGCCGTTGGCGGCGTACTGGCGGATGACGATCCACAGGCCAGTCTGGCCGGTCGCCAGCGTGCCAGTGATCTTGAAGCGCTGCCAGGATGTCGTGAGCGTCATCTGTGTCGGGCCGGCGAGGTAGGCGGCGTAGGGGTTGTCAACGATGGCGATCGACACCTTGCGTGTGCCGGACGCCACGCGCGCCCAGACATAGAAGGTGTACGTGCCGCCGTCGGCAAGGCCGGCGATTTGCTGCTGGATCACGGGCGTTGCGGTCACGGCGGTGACCACGTCCGCAGTTTGGTTGCCGTCCGGGGCGATGATCGCGTTCGAGGTGACCGAACAGGAGCCGCCATTTTTGTCCCAGGCGGCCGCCGCGAAATCTTCGGAGTACTTCGCCATGTTCTCGAGCGGGCCTCCGATGGTGTGATGCGGGCCGCAGTCGATGGGGCCAGTGAAGTGCTCGCCAGCGCGATTGGCCGGGATGTAGCCGAGGGCGTTCGTGATTTCGCCCGCTTCAGGCGGGCTCGCGCTGATGGTTACGCTGACACGGTCGTTGGCGGGGTCGTCGGCAGCAGCCAGCGAGACGCGTGTGCCTTGGACGAGGTTGAGCGCGCGGCGCGTTCCGACGTCGGCGCCGTCCTTCTGGACCTTGTGCGGAAGCTCCCCGCTCACGATGTCGGTGGCGGTGTGCGTGTGGCCAGGCAGGTCGCCCGCCGCGAGGTTCGCGCCTGAGGTCACACGGCCTTTGGAGTCGACGGTGACCTTCGGATATGTGCCTGGCGATGCGCCTGACGGAGCCATCGAGAGCACGCCCGACTCGACGGCGAGGCCTCCGGCTGGGTCGACCTGCACGATACCCTTGTTGCCGTAACCGGCGTCCGGATAGGAGAACGCGCCGAAGGTCTGCCCGGGCGCGAAGTCGATGACTGCATCGGCCACCAGATGGTCGTTGGCGTTCAGCGCCAGGCCCAGGTCGCCGGAGCCGTCGGCCTTGCGCCACTTCACCGCGCCGGTATTCGGCAGACGCACCAAGCCTGTGGTGGCCTTGTTGCCGGATCCGAACTCCGCGCCGTCGACAAAGGTCTTCGCGCCGGTGATCGTCACCGCGCCGTCTTTGCGGACGTAGTTACGGCTCGACGCCGTGCCGAGTTCCTGCTCGATGGCGACGACGGCTTCCTGAAGAGCCTTGATGTAGGCCGAGACCATGTTGGCGCGGACAGTTGCGCCCGAGGTGTGTTGCGCCGCGACGGTGCCGAAGGCCCCGCGCTGGCAGCCGGTGAACTGCGTGGCGGTCTTGCCGGTGTAGACGATCAGTTCGTCGTCGATCGAGAGAATGCCGTACTCATCGGGGAAGCCCACGCCGGTGGACTCGACGCTGATGGTCGTGTCGCTGGCGTAAACCGGCATGGTCGTGATTGTTTCGAGCGGCTTTGCCGAGAAAGCATCCGCGGGCGAGTAGAGGCTCGACGCGTCGTCGATTGCGTTCGGGTAGTTGCTCATCCGTTCAATCTCCTCGCGTTCAATCGGAACGTGTTCAGGCGGCTGCTGGGCTCAGGCGCATAGGCCACAGCGACGGGCGCTTCCGGCGACCGAGCGGCGCGCGGCCGGCGATAGGAGACAAGCGTCGCAGTGGATTGCGCGGGCAGTCCGAGCGGCAACGTGCGGCTGTTCAGACAGAACTGATCGAACGCCCAGAAGCAGAACGAATACAATCCGCGGTTGCGCCACATCCCGTAGGCCTCGCGCATCGGCGGGTCGGGCGGGCCGTAGATCCCCGTCAGGTACATGCACTCGGACGCAGGCCGCCCGAGCGCGAGCGGAAACTCGAGCGTCTGCCGCATCAGCCGCGTGTTCTTCTGCCAGACGTCGTAGTCGAAACCCTCGGCGCGGAAGTACTTCACGCCGTAGCCGGAAGTCTTCCATTCGTTGGGCAGGTTCACGTGGAAGTTGAGCGCGCGGAACGCCGGGTCCGGCGCGGGTTGCCCTTGGTTGGCGTCGAGCGGCCAGAGGCACTCGAACACCGCCGTAGGATGAAACCGCCGGACGTAGCTGATGACCTCGGCGCAGTACTCCCAGATGCGGTCGCGCAGGAAGTCCGCCGATTCGATGTCGTCGTGGGGCGAGTCGGTATTTGCCAGGAACCGGTGCAAAGGCCGGCCGTAGCGGGCCTGGAACGCCGCCTTTGTGTCGTCGTCGTAGAACGGCATGCCGGAGGCGTTCGGGAAGTACCACCATTGCGTCTCGCCGAACTGGAGCACGATGGGCAACCCGACGGCGGCGATCTCGTCGGCGCACTCCTTGTACATCTGCTTGAGGTAGTTCCGCACCCGCGGGCCGAAGTGCATCTGGTGCGACGGGATGGGCAGGAAGACCGGCTCACCGTCCCAGTAGCGCGCGGCCATCGCCATCGGCGGGAGGTAGCACTCCATCGAGAAGGCGAAGCTGGCGTCGATGCCGGCCTGTTTGAACTCGCGCGCCAAGTCGCGAATCCAGTTCCGTGCGCCGTGCGTCATCACGGGCGAGATCGAGTCGATCATCTCCCAGTCGCCCTCGGCGCCCGGCTGATCGAGCGCCGGCGTACCCTGCGAGATGCTCATCTGGGCACTGGCCGAAATCGTGAACGTATAGCTGGGGGCGCGGGAGCGAATGTGGATCGAGTTGCCGTCGCTGGTGCACCAGACACCCGGGAAGGTGACGTTGATCATCGCACGCAGGTGCGCGGCGATGTCTTCGGTCGAGAGACCTGCGCCGGGCGAGAAGTAGAGCGTGGTGCCTGAGAGATTGATCCACAGCGGCTGATCCACCTGCCAGGCGCCGATGTTGACAGTGCAGTTCGGGTAGGTCGCCCCGATGCGGCGGCGCTTGTTGTTCCAGAAGACGCCCATGTAGACGTCGGCGTGGCCGCGGAAGCCGAGCCGATTCAGGTGCCACACGTGCCAGGCGGGCGGCTTCTTATAGCCGTGGTCGGTATCGAAGTCGATTGCCGCGGAGACATCGGGATAGACCTTTGGCGGGTTCGGCGGATCTTGCGGTTCGAGCGGCCAGAGGTAATCGAAGTAGAAGTAGTAGCCGTTGCTCAACGGATGCTTGTCAAACAACGCCCGGATCTCGACCGTGTGCGTCCCGCCAGGCAGCGCGGCGGCAAGCTTCTTCATCGCCGCAAGGCCGTTGTAGTCGTTGAGATAGAGATCGTGGACGACGGGCGCGCCGCCGTCGATCGTAACCTCGATTCGGCCCGCGTCACGCCCGAGCCATGTGCCGAGGTAGAGATCGTGCTCGCGCGGGTAGGAGTAGCGGATGGTCACCGCCCGGCGGTCCTGGTCGTCGTTGGGCGCGCACCGCTTGGCATGGCCGAGTGACCACCACTGCGTAGGCCAGGCCGCGCCGTAGCGGTAGTCTTCCCAGAAGCCGGAGTACCGGCAGCGGCCATCGGACTCTTCGATGCGCGGCGCATCGCCGCCGACCTTGACCGTGCGGTCGCCGGTGACGGTGAGATTCGAGATCTTCACCTGCCACTCGATGTCGGAGCGCGTGCCCGTGATGGTCGAGATCCGCTGAATGCGCGTGCCCGGCGGCCATGCTTGCGGCGTTGACGAGTCCTCGCCGCGGCGCACCAGCAGGCGGTAATACCAGGTGGCAGGATCTTCCGGGTCGGGTTGGACCAGGCCGAGGTTGGCGATGCAGGTGATTCGCTCCTCGGCGCTCGCGGTGCCGACGTAATAATTGAGACCGGAAAGCATGGCCTCGGCACCTACGATCTGCCATTCCTCTTCCGTGCCTGCGGGCGTTGCCGTCACACCCTCCTTGAGGAGCCCGCCCGCGGCCAGTCCGTATTCGACATCTTCAAAGCGCGGCGCGAAGGTGAGGTGGACCTTCACGATGTCGCTGGCGGGAACGGGCACGAGCGCGTTGCGGTCGCCGTTCAGGTAGCCGGAGAGCGTGGCGAAGGGGAACGTGAAGCGGTAGGCGCGCGTGTTGCCCGCGCCTTCAACGGCGGTGGCGAGCGAAGTCGCCCCGAACGCGTCGTCCTTCTTCTCGATCCGGACGATCTGGTTCTCGCCATCGACCGAGACGCGCACCGACATGCCGTTGGCGTCGCGTCCATACTGGCCCAGTTGCCCCACGAGCCGCAGCTTCAGTTCGCAAGAGGTGTTCGTCGTGGTGAATTGCTGGGCGGCCAGGCTCGCAGGCTGCTCGCCGTAGTCAGGCGCCGGCGCGTCCACCATGCGATTCTTCAGGACCCGTCCGAAGTGCCGCGCTCGCGGCAGCACGCGGCAGACTGCGCCGGCCTCGTGGCGGTGGCTGAAGTGCGCCGTGAAGCTTCCGCTGCCGACTGAGAGCACCTTCACCACCTCATCGTTTGCGCCTCCGATATCGAGACCCACATAGTCGCCCGCCCGGATCTCAGCCGACGAGGCCACGCGCGCCGTGTAGATGCCCGGCGCGAAGCGGGTGAGTGTCGCCGGCGCTGAACCGCTGTTCGACCAGACGACGACAGGGCCGCTCACGCCGGGCTTCAGCGCCACGGAGACGACGTTGCCTGAAGACGAGCAGGTGACGAGGCCATTGACGTTCGGATCGTTGTTGAACCAGTTGGCGAAGAATTGGGCGATCTCTGAGGCGTCTGAGAATCCATTCTGGGGACCAACCGCGACGGTCGTATTGTTGATGAAGAAGTTGTGCCAGAACCACGGGTCTTCTTGCCACCAGATAGCCTGATCTGTCGAGGGAACGTCGGCGCTACCGATATCCTGGGTGAGCGCGGTTTCGAGGTTGCAGAAGGCGATCGCCTCGGCTGAGGAACAGGACCAGCGCGTGCCCATGAAGTAGACGTAGGCCGTGTCGGTGAGCGCCGGCGTGGGCTGGCCGACGAGCAGTTCGTCGAGCGTGGCGGCGTCGCGGTCGTGCAGGGAGAAGCCGAAGCTGCCGGGAGCGTAGTCGCCCGAGACGACTGCCGCGTGGTGCATGAGCGGGACTTCGTAGATATCGCCCGCGCCGGTCGTGATCGTGAGCTTGTCCCACCCGACCGAGGCGTAGCGGACACAGTCCGGCCGGACGTTTCCCTCTTCGCCATTGACCGGCAGAACCTCCATGTCGTACTGGAGCGTCAGCCCGGAGAGGTCCGTCACGGGGAGCGGCTTCACGCGGAGGTGGTTGAAGTAGTCGTAGGCGGAGAAAAGTTGGACGTTGGCGAAGTCCTCGGCCGCCTGGAAGATGCCGGAGATCTGGAAGCCGGTCTTGGTGGCGTCATGGAGCGTGGTGGTCGCCGCGCGGCCAGAGAAGCCCTGCAGTTGAATCGTGCGGCGGGGGTCGAAGAGCAGAAGCGGATCGGAGGGCATCAACGTGGCCAAGAGTCTTGAGTGTATATACGCGTACGGTATATACTCTTGGTGTGCTCCAGGACCTCATCGGTTTTGACTGGGATGTGCATAATGCCGGGCACGTTGCGGCGCACGACGTCATGCCCCAGGAGGTCGAGGAGGCGGTCAGAGGACGCCATGTCATCATTCCGGCCTCACCCAAAGCGGGCGAGAAGCGCTGGAAGTTGCTTGGCAAGGCGGCATCGGGGCGCTACCTGGTTGTGGTGTTCACGATCCGCCGGAAGCGTTTTCGCACCGTGACGGCCTATGCGATGAATCAGGCAGAAAGGAGGGTCTATGCCCCGCAAATCGAAGGCTGAGTTGGAGGCGGCGAGAGCCGAAGCTGCGTGGTACACGACGCCGGAAGGCCGCCGGCAGACGCAGCGGGAGTTTGAGCGCGCTTTGAAACAAGGAACCCTCTTGCGCTCCCCGGGCTCGCCAATCCCGCAGACAGACGCGAAAGTCCTGGCCGAGCTGATCGAGAAAGCCAAGGCCAAGGCGACCAAGGCCATTTCGATCCGGCTGCCGGTGGCCGATCTCGAACGCGCGCAGCAGATTGCAGCCAAGGAAGGCATCGGATACCAAACGGTTTTGAAGCGGGCCATCCAGGCGGGACTGAAGAAAGTCTCGTAAAGCAGTCAGGTCTGAATCACGACCGTTAAGTCCGCCCCCGGATCCGGAGACGCCACCGCGAGGATGTCGAACGCCAAGTCATCACCCTCATGAAGAATGGGCGTCGGCCAGATCGTTGGCCGGATGCGCTCGCCGGCGGCGTGGTCTCTGGTCACGATGGCTTCGAACGCCTGATTGTCCGGATCGGCGTTGATCACGCGGACGTATTCCTCGTTCGCGCCGCCGGGATCGAGGAAGACGAAGCCGCCGGCCACGAGGCCCAACCGGTTCGCGCCGTAGGAGGCCGTTTGCAGCGTTTGCGGATCGGGCCCGGCGGTTACTGCCGAGGTCAGCACGAGGCCGTAGTCGGCATATGGCAGGCGGCGCGTGGCGGGCAGTCCGTAGCCCTCGTTGTTCACCAGGAAGTCGTAGGTGGTCTTGTAGGCGTCCGGCAGGGCCTGCGCGATGCCCATGTACTCGAGCGGCTCCCACGTTGTGCCGCCGTCGCGGCTGGTTTTCACCAGGAACGCCGATTGCCCGTCGGTCGTGCCCCGCTGGAGGTAGGCGTAGACGCAGCGGATCGAGGCGGCGTCCTGAACCTTCATCGGGATGACGACGTTCTCCTGGACGGTGAGCGGGCCTGGCACCTGGAAGGTGTACGCGCCGCCGTTGCAGGTGCGCAGGCCCGGCATGTAAGGCTCGTTGTGCCGCGAGAGCGGGAAGACAGTGAACGGACCGTAGCCGAAGTGATTGGCTACGCCGGCGAGGGCGGCGACAATGCAGGCGCTCGGCAGCTTTGCCTCGATCCTCGCTGGTAAGTCCGGCGTGCGGAAGAAACCTTTGCGAACGCTGAAGCTGAACGTCTTCTGGTCGAGCTTGTAGAAGCGGATGCCGGCGAGGTGGGCGCAGCGAAGGGTGCCGAAGGTCGCCTGGTCTTCGGGCACACCAGGGTACGCGCGTTGCAGGTGAAACTCGCCGCTTGGCACAACGTCGCCCGGTGCGCCCGGCCCGGCGATCTGCGCGCACTCGTAGGAGCGCCGGCCAGGGTTTGCCGGGTCGGTCGACTCGTCGTTGAAGACGACGAAATCGCCTACCCGGAAGACCCTCTCCGTATCGGGGTTGACGGTGCAGACCACGATGACCGGGTCGGTCGTGGCGTCGATGGCCGTGTCGATGGACGCCCAGAGATCGGTGGCGAGCTCGTCCACGTAGTAGAGCGCCAGCGTGATCTCGTGTGCGCCGACGATATTGGCGTTGCCCGAGGCGTCTGGCGCAACGGTCATCTCGTCGATGGCGAAGGTGCCGTAGTCGCCCAAGCGAGGAATGCCGGTCAGCACGCCGGGGACGCCCGTGTCGATGAGCACTTCCTCAGCAGGCGGCTCCGGCACGACGTCGGCGGGCTTCGGGCCGGCGACCAGATCGTACATCGAATCCGTCGTCGTGCGCCCCTGGATGTCGATCGAGTAGTCGCGGTTGAGCCGCCACCCGGTCACGCGAAACTCGCCCTGTCCGCCCGGCATGTCGGCGTGCGTCATCGAGCACACCATGCCGGGTTCGGTGTTGAGTGCAAGAACCGTTGTGCGGAAGCCGATCTGTCGCGCCTTTTTCCATTCCTCCGGGGTGATGCCGCCCAGTTCCTCGCGCAAGCGGACCGTGATGGTCCGCGCCGCTTGCGACTTCGATGCCGTGCCGGAGAGATTCACGGTCGACTTCAGGAACAGCGGTCCCGCCCCGCCGCCGATGAGCGTGGCGTGGTCGATGTCGTAAAGCGAGATGGAGTTGGCGACGAACTCGAAATCCTCGTCAGCGAAGTTGGCTGTCAGGTGGTTGAAGCTGGGCTTGAGCGGCGCCAGTTCGAGGCTCCGGAACAGGATGTTGCCTTCCGTGAACGCCTCAACCGCCGATGAGTTCACGCGGACGCCGAGTTTGAGCTTGCCGTTGGCGAACGTGTAGTAGCCCAGGCAGTTCATCAAGACTTCCTGGAGCCAGTCGCGCAAGGGTTTCTCTTCCTGGAGCACGCCGCGGAACTTGAACTGCGTTTCCGTACCTGTGCCCACGAGCTTCGTGACCTGCTGGTCGCAGATCGCCGCCGCCGCGATGGCAGCCTCGACATCGAACAGGGTCTCGGCGAAATCGAGTTGCTGCGTGGTCGCGCCCGCGCCCAGGCGCAGGCCTCGGGCGCGCAGGAGCATGTTGACCGCGATCCAGATCGGATTGGTCAGGGGCGGTCCGAAGACGCGCACGCCGGGCGAGGTCCACACCCAGCCGCTGAGTCCCTGGGCGACGATGGCCTCCATCGCGTGCTCGCTCAGGCGCGACAACTGCAAACCCTTGGCGTCGGACCGCCGGATCATGAGGAACGCCGTGCCGGCGGCGCGCTCCGGGCCTGAGTCCGTATCGAACCCGAAGGTCGTCGGATTCGGATCGGGGCCCAGACTGGTCATTAGTCCGAGCGAACCAGGGTAGCCGTGATGATACTGTCCGTCGAGCTTGTGGCCCGTGCCATACGCGCCCAGCGGGCCTTCGCCCACGATGCCCACGGCAGCGTAGAAATCGCTTTCGTCGCGGCCCGAAGCGATCTTGGCATTCACGGGCATGGGCGAATCGGTGTAGATCTCGGGCAGGACCTGATCGTAGATCGAATCGGCGACCAGCGAGACGGAGGTGAGGGTCGAGCGGCCGAATCCCCAGACGCCGGTCGAGTTGTCCTTGATGCGCACGCCCTGCGGCTTGGCCATGATGCCGCCGTAGTAGTCGTTCATACCGTGCGCGCGGCAGCCGTTCGGAGTGTCGAACCCTTTGTCGCAGCGCGTAGGATCGGCATCGGGGAAGTTGACCAGATCGAGCGCGCCGTGCTCGGCAAACGGGCAGGCCTGCGAGTTGAACGCCTTCCAGCAGGTGCGGGAAATCTTGCGCGTCGGGTAGGGCAGGTTCAACTCGTAGAGGCCATCGGCGGCGGTCACGCGGAACTCAGGACCAGCGTCGCAGGCCCAGTTCACGATGTTGCCCTTCCAGAGATCGAGCTGGATCCCGGTCCCGGTGTGGAACAGGCTGAAGGCGATCTCGGCGCGAAAGAGATCCACGTCGTTCGAGAGGTCGCGCATCACGCGGTCGCCGTTGCCGAAGGTGAACTGGGCCTCGTCGGACTCGTTGCCGATCGATTGCGAGATGCCATCGAACTCGATCAGGCGCGCCTGATATAGCTGGCCGCCGATGGTGCAGCGGCGGTCAGAGACGTAGATCGCGGGATAGCCCGGTTCGAGCGGTTGGATGCGAACGAGGGGGATGATCTCCTGGACCTGCGAGAGCAGTGCGGTCTGGAGCGCGGCGGGTGGGAAGCGATTGACGGTCTGGTTGAGCGGGTAGGAGGGCGTCGCCAGCGGGATTTCAATGAGCGTCACGCCGAGAGAGCAGGCCCAGTCGGCCACCATCTCCCAGGAAAGTGGCTCGTTGGCAAAGCGGCAGACGACGGACGTGGTCCCGATGCCGTCGTCGTTCGGGGCGTTGTAGGTGAAGGCGCCGTAGGGACCGTATTTCGACTCCCAGAAGTTGCGCAGGGCGATGCGCTCGGCGTCGCGTAGCCACTGCTTGCGAATGGTGAAGCGGCGGGCGCCCGTGCCGAGAAGGAAGCGCTGTTCGATCTTGGCATTGCCGCTGCCGAACTGGTGCACCACGACTTCATGGTCGCGGCGCACCTCGAGCGGGTAATCGGGCGTGAGCGGAAACACGCCGCTCGGCGCGATCTCGGGCACCGCGATATTGCCGATGAGCTCAGGCACGGACGAGAGTTCTCAGCGCTGGACGAGGTAGCCCCAGCTGACGGATGGGCTGCCCGAGGCGTTCTCCCAGCCAGGTGTGATGTTGATCGTGCCGCTTTTGAGCTGCACCACGACTTGCCCTTGGACGTACCCGCTGGCGTTCAGCGGAAGCGCGGGAGAAACGAAGGTCCGGGCGCCTTTCATGTCGGTCCAGGTCACGGTGAGGAATGCCGTTCCGCCGCTCGCGGCGGTCGTCGTGAGGTAGTAGAGCACAGTGTAGAGATAGTCGCCCGAGGAGTTGGGCGGGCAGCCGTCGGAAGCGCCGCAGGAGTGGGTAGTCAGCGTGCCGGTCCCGGAAGGGTACGTCGAGTAGGTGAAGCTCTTCAGGCGCTTCACCATGCCGGTGATCGCGAAGTTGGTGAGCGACGCTCTCTGCGACCACGGCGCCAGGTCGATGTAGCTGTTGTTGGCTTCGTCGAATGTCCCGTCCGCGTTGAGAAAGCGGACTCTGAAACCCTGCGGGTAGTTGGGAGCCGCGGAGGAATCCGGCGGCCGGATGTCGATCGGGACGGGACTGAGGAGTTCCGCAGGACTGCCGAACGTCACCGAGGCGCCGTCCCGAAGGGAAAGGGTCACTTGTTTGTTGGCGTCGTCGGTGGACACGACCGAACTCGGGCCCAGACTTCCGTCCCCCGTCCAGTACGCCATCGAACTCGCGACGCCGCCGGGAAGGGCGGCACAGGTGGGGCAGGAGAACAGACCTGTTCCGCTGTCATAGGCCAGCGGGCCTTGCGCAGAGAATGCCGCCCGGGCGCGCGAGTCGAGATAGTACTTGTTCACGCCGCCTTCGGGCACTTGGTCGGTATCGTAGTCCCCGGCTTGGGCCGTGACGGCGCCCGTACGCCCAAAGACGCTGCCGACCCCGGCACTGAGCGTGGAAGGACTCCAGCGGCGGAGACTATCACTCCACACCAGCGCCTGGCCGTCTGAGGCGCCGCCGGCCAGAATCTGCGACGGCTGAATGCCCATTTGCGGCACGGGGGGCTGAGTGACGCGAACGCCGGAGATCTTCAGCGGGGTTGCGCTGGTGGGGACGACCCAATACTCCGACCATGCCATCCCGGATTTCGGACGGTAGACGACGTAGTAGCTGGTGCCGCTGGGCATCGCCGTGTCGTTGGGCTCGAGCTCCAGCTGGACTTGGCCGTCCGAGATTTGCAGATCTCGCGTCCAGCGGCTGATCATCTTGCCGTCGGAGGTTGTCATCGCCGGTCCAGAGATCGTGACCCGGCCCCCAAAGGCCTGCGGCGGAAAACCAGTATGGATGGTGTCCTGGATGATGGTTCCGGCAATGCACAGGACCGGCAAGACTAGGACGCAGATTCCGAGGCGCATTAGGCAACCTCCACGAGTTCGATGGAAACGTCAGTTTTCCCGAGGCCGACCGATTGGTTCCATTCGCCGTGGAACCGCACCGTGTAGCGGCCCGCGACGGCCTGCCCTGTCGGGTCGTGCGCGAACTTCAGGCTGGTCTCATACGGGTCGTAGAAGTAGAACGGCTCGGTCGGGCCCTTGCGGGCGTCATAGAAATCGCGAAGCACGGCAAGTTGCGCTGCTGTCAGCCGCTTTGCCAGCCGCCAGCGCTTGCGGCTGTTGGTCGCCTGGACGGACCGCTGCGATTCGCCGTTGCGGTACTCGTTGTCGAGCACCGGATACACGCGCTCATGCAGGAAGGCGCGCGAAAGGCTCGCCGGCAGCACGGTGAGCGGCGCGGCGTTCTGGACTGAGCCGGGCATCAGGTGGTCACCAGATCAAGAAGCCGTTGGTCCGGGCGCACACCGAGCCTACCCGCCACAAAGCGCGCATAGCCCGTCGGGTCGTTGTCATCGGCGGCGGGCGCATAGACGCGGAACATCTCCTCTGCGGATGGCTGTTTGCCCTGCGTGTACTTTCCGTCGAGGTACTGCCCGATGAGCACGCGCAGGATCCGCCAGCCTTCCTCGATCGCTCTCTGGCTCATCTCCTCTCGGGAGACGCCGGGAAACCGCTCGGACGCCCACGCGACGAAGTCCACATAGCCGCCGCTGATCGGATACGGCCGCTGTTTCGCGTCGCGCCAGTGCCGGATGTTTCCAGGGTTGGCATTGCGCTGGGCGCGTGTGGGGTAGGAGATCTCGCGCGCCTTGGCCTGCGCCTCGGTGATAAAGAAGCCCTCCTTCTCGGCGATCGCACGCGCCAGCTTCTGAATCAGTTCTTCTCGCGTCATGACAGGATCAATCCTGGACTCAGTTGCAGCCCGGTCATCTCCCGGCGGCCGGCGCTGGCTTTGGTTGCGGTCATCGCCGCCGCTTGCACGGCGCGCGGATTCTCAACCACCACGCGCACGGTCTCCTTCTCGAAGAACTCCTTCGCTCCGGGCACGGTGATGTTGATCACTGTTGGCCCCGCCGCGGACGACGGCACGCTGCCACCGATCCGGTCCAGCGTCAGGCCCCCGGAACTCGACTGGAACAGGCTGCCGCCTTGCTGCAAGAGCGACACTGGCCGCACGCTGGCAGGGAGTCCGGAGGTGCCTTGGCCGGTGGACAGTGCGTACAACTCGACCAGATCGCGGATCTGCGGGCTGCGGATGGCCATGTCGAGGTTGCCGCCGAAGCCCTGTTTGGCGATATCGACAATCTGTTTCAGCACGCCCTTGTCGCGGATGTCGACGCCGTAGGTGGCCTTGATCTTCTCACGCGCTTTCTCCTGCGCGCCTTTGACGAACAGCCGCACCAGCCCGGCGACCGCTCCGATCCCAGCGCCGATGGCCGCGCCGAGAGGACCGCCATACTTGAAGCCGATCATCGCGCCGCCGGCGGTCGTCATCGCGAGGCCGGAGACGCCGCCGCGCTGGAGACCCATCAGGGCGAGCGTCGCGCCTCCGAGCAGTGCGGCATTGGATCGGCCCAACGCCGAGAGCTTCTGGCCCATGGTGGCCAGTTCCCAGGTCACGGCCTTACCGGGTGCGTACTGGACGCCGCCGCCGAAGCCGAGGAAGTCCTTCCATCCGCCGAGCAGTCCAGCCCATCCGCCGCCCTTGCCGGACGGAAGGAAGGGAGGAGTGCCCCACCCTCCGGCCGCACCGCCGGGAATGGGACCGCCGCCGCTGCCCTGTCCGAAGACCGGCACCGCGCCCACGCCGAGCAACCCGCCCAGCCTGCCGAGCATGCCGCCGCCAGAGGCGCCTCCGCCGGCCAGCGAGACCCGGGTGCCGGTGAATAACTGCGTCAGCATCGCGGCGACGCGCGAAGAGACTACATCCTTGATGGCCGTCAACAGTGCGGTCTTGAGCGAGTTGCCGATCGCCGACCAGATGGACTGCGACTTGGTGAGCAGCGCATCGAAGACACCCTCGGCCTGCCGCTTGAAGGAATCGAAGATCCGCTGGTTGTGGTCGCGCACCAGCTGCGCCTGGCGGATCGCCGCAGTCTCTCGCGCGCCCTGGATCGCGGCGTCGGTAGCCTCCTGTTGGAACCGCCGGATCTCATCCCGCTGTGCGGTGATCTCAGCAATGCGCGCCTGGATTTCGTCGGCCCGATAGCCGAGCCGCTTCAGTGTCGCCTCTTCCTCGATCACCATTCGCGAGGTTTCGAGATCGAATAGCCGCATGCGGATCTCGTGTACCCGGGTGAGGTACTCGATCTCGATCGCCGCCTTGCGCTGCTCGACGGCAACCTTCTGCTCCAGCGTCTGCGCATTCGTGACATCCAGCACCCGCAGTTGGGCCTCGCGCGTGATCCCGGCCCGCTGCTCCTCGATTCCGAGCATCTGCTCCAGGTGATCGAGGTTGCGCTTCGCAATCTCCTCGTTGTAGGCCAGCCGCTGGCTGAACAGGTGCGACTCGATCTCCAGCCGGCGGCGCGCGGCCTCTTCTTCCGCGGCCAGATATTCGGCGAGGTTCTTTCGGTTGGTTTCCTGGACTTCCTTCTGCCAGTTCGCGAGCCGCTCACGAAGCTCGCCGATGACGTTCTCCCACGCATTGCGGATGAGAGCGATCCGCTGCTCGTTGCCCCGCTCGTCCACGAAGGTAGTCCACTTACGGATCTGTTCCTGGACCTCGGCCACATCCCGCGCGAATCCCACGAGGCCGCGCCGGCGCGCTTCCTCGAGCGCGCGTGCGCTCTCGCGCTCCACTTCCAACTGGCGCTTTCGGATCTCGGCCGCTCGCTTCAGTGCTTCGAGGTCTGGTTCCGGTGACGTCTTGATGGTCAGCTTGGGCCCTTCATATTCGAACGGCTGCTCGCCAGGCAGCCACCTTCTACCGCTGATGAGTTCGCGGATCTGGTCGTCGGTCAGCCCCTGCTTGCGAAGGGCACCGACGCTGGTCCTTCCGCTCAGCAGATCCTCGCGCAGGGCCTTCCGCTGCATATCGTCGAAGCGAGCCTGAAGTTGATCCTGGGTGTCCTTCCACTGCGAGTAGATGGCGAAGCCCGCGCCCACCACGCCCACCGCGAGCAGGGCGTATGGATTGATGCTCGCGACCTGGAGCGCCGCGATCGACTTCGCGAGCGCCATGATCTTGTCGGCCAGGGCATAGGTGGCCAGTACGCCAGAAACCCACAGCGCCACTCTGCCGAAATCTTCAAGCAGGTCGGTGTTCTCCCGCAGCCACCCGACCAGGCCGCGCAGGTTGCCGATCAGCGCCTTGAAGTCGTCCTGGAAATTGGCTCCGATCTCCTCGCGGAGGTTGTTGAACTCCCGCCGCAGCGCGCCCAGTTGGCCCTCAACCGTCTGCGCGGCGGCCGCGTGTGCGCCCTGGATCTTCGCGCCTTCCCGAATGACCGCGTTGTAGCGGAGCTGCTTCTCCTCTGCCTCAGTGAGCGCGCGGCCCAGTTGAAGCTGGGCGATCTGGGCTTCCCGCTGGAAGTCGACGAACAGCCCCAGCGTGCGGAGACCACGCGAGGCGCCGGACTCGATGGCCATGACGATGGATTCGAGGGCCTCGCCGGCGGCGATGTTCTGGACCGCTGCCGCATCCTTGGCGAGTTTTGCTAGGCCCGGGGCTTGGGCGAGTTCCAAGTCGGCTACGATGAGCCGCTGCACAGCATGCGCGGCTTCGGTGTACTCGAAGCCAATCTCTTCGATGGCTGCGACCTGCCTGGCCGCCGCGGCTGCTCCCACGCCGTGCGCGTTGGCCAGAGCCTTGAGCGAGGCCTCGGCCTTGGCGTTCTCGGCGGCCATCATGATGGAACCGACGGTGAACTCCTTGGCCCAAGTGAGTGCGCTCTTGATGGCGTCGGCCAGCAGGTTTCCAGCGGTGGCGCCTTTCACCATGGCGGCGGTCATGCCGTCGATGCCCTGCGCCGCGCCCCGGGCGGTCTTCACCGCCGCCGCTTCCATGCTGGACAGGCTCGCGTTGACGCTCTTGATGGACGCATTGGCCCTGTTCGTGTCAACTTCAACAACGAGTTCGAGCCTGTTATCGGCCATGCGCGACAGTCATACCCTTGTGAAGTGGTACCGCCCCTGGTACCATAAGAGCGTGGGCACCGCCGCCAAGATCCTTCAGCGCATGCGCACCAACCCGCGGGACTGGCGGATCGAGGATCTGAAGGTGGTGGCGGACAGATTCTCCATCGACTACCGTCAGCACGGCACGAGCCACGTTGTGTTTCGCCATCCCGTGGCGGGTCTGCTGACGGTTCCCAGCGCTCGCCCGATCAGGCCGGTTTACATCCGGAGATTCGTGGCATTGATTGACTCAGTGGAGGGCACGGCATGAAGAAGAGACTCCCTCTGGATCGGTATCCGTTCCTTGTGCGTCCCCTTTCCAAAGAAGAAGGAGGCGGATACTTGGTTGAGTTCCCCGACTTTCCCGGCGTCATCTCGGATGGCGAAACCCCGGAGGAAGCGATCCGCAACGGCCAGGATGCCCTTGCCGCCGCTCTTCTGACGATGCAGGAGTTCGGCGACCCGATTCCCAAGCCGGGCAAAGCAACGTCGGCCAGCGGGCAGTGGCGACAGCGCGTTCCGCGGTCCCTGCATGCCCGTCTGGTGACCCGTGCAGAGCAAGAGGGCGTCAGTCTCAACACGCTCGTCACAACCTTGATCGCGGAAGGCCTCGGCAGAAAAGAAGGCTCTCGCCGGCATCGGTAGGCCGCACCGTAGTCGAACCGGATGAAGATGGGAGTCCTACCGCGCCGAGCAGCAGCTCACGCGTTCAGCATGAACGGGTTCATCAGGCAGCTTAGGGCCGCCTCGCGTCAAGCCGTTCCCGGTCGAGTTTTTCCTGCTCCTCTTCCAGAATCACCATCGCTCGGAACTCATCCGCGCTGATCTCATCGAGGTTGATTCGGACACCCAACTTCAGCGCCGCCCGAAGGTCGAGTGCGCGCCGCAGTAGCAGACCCATTTCTGAGGACTGCGCCGCGTCCAGTCTGTCCAAAGGGCAGTGGTCGCAGCGGCCGCCCTCGTCGGGCGCGTCCAGGCAGAGACCGGGATCGCACAGTTCATCGCGGCGCAGCGCCCAATGAATCAAGAATCGCAGGGAGGGTTTTTCGGGCCACTCCCCAGCGCTCAGTTTGGGTCCGAAGATTCCTCAAATGCGCCATCCAGAGCGTCGATGGCGGCTTTCACCGCCACGGCCTGGTGGATCACGGGCACGTCGCCCGCATAGCCTTCGGTCGATTCCACCAGCTTCTTGTAGAGCGCCGCCGCCGGCGCGAGGTTGATGATCAACTCCTGGCGGTTGTAGGGCAGGTCGAGCACGCGCGCGAAGCCGCGGCGGTATTCGAAGACGTCCTTGGCCGAAGGAATGCGCAGCACGTGGCTCACCGTGCCGCCGAGGACGCGCATCGTCACACGGAAGCCGTCGCCCACCTGGACCACGTCATCGACATCGGCTTGGCTCAGTTGCTCGATCATCCGGCTCGCCTCGAAAGCGTCCACGTCGGGCGCATTCTCTTCCGGCACGCGGATCTTCGCGAGCAACGCCGCGTCGGCTTCTGCTGAGTCAGGGATGGTCGTCTCGGACACGCCGCGCCCCAGTTGCTTCACGATGACTTTCCGCTTCTTCTGGCGCTCGGTCCATTCGTCGTCGGTGGGGAATCGCACGCGAACCGGCTTCAGGCCTGCGGGCGTGCGGAGGTGGATGGTGATGGGTTGCTTTGCGTCAAACAT